CGTTCGTAAACGTAATCGTGGTGAAGCCGATCTTCGTGGTCGGGGTGAGCACCGCCGAACCACCATCAACCGCGTGAGCGATGATTTTCATCTGCCCCACCGTGCCGTTGGCAAGCGTCAGGGCCTGAGCCGCGCCAGTCGTGGTGAGCGAGGTGAACATATCGGTCACGTTGACCGCACCAGCGCCCGAGAGGGACTGAACCGAAGCGAAGACATCGCCCGTGACATTGCCCGTGATGTTACCGGTGAAATCGCCAACGAAGCCGTTCTGCGAAACAACCGGGCCAGAGAACGTAGTCGTACCCATGTATATATCTCCTCACATGCGAGTAATAACGGTGCTTATCAGTCTGCATGTCGTCAGTCGGGGCTGTCTGATAAGCGAATTTTTCCCGAAGGTTCTGTATACGCTCAATCAGATGGGGTGTCAACAGCCTTAAACACCCAACCTTTGCAGGGGCCACGGGTGATGGGACGGCCTGATTTTAGGGCCCGATTTACGGTGGTGGGCTTAAGCTTAAGCTGCTCACGAAGTGCCTTGATGCTCGGATAAACCTGCGAGGTTCCGTCCGACTTGATGACTACGATCCGGCGGCACACCTTGGCGAGGAAGGCGGCGTCACGGGACTTGCCGTAGTTGGGGTTCCGTTCCCCCGACATCGCCACAGAGATCTTGGCTCGGGTTTCGGCAGATTTAGGCTTCCCGATCAAGTAAGCCCGGATCTTTTCGCGGGATTCTTGGCTGTGATGACGACCTTTCCAACTTTGAGCGGCAAGCTCTGCAGGAGTGCGCTTTAAGCCCCAAGTTGGACTTAAGGCCCCGCTTCTTCCAAGCATAGGCGCAACAGCATCTACGCCTACGTTGTAGCAGTAGTCCTTGCCGACGTGCTGCTTGAGCCAGACGTTCTCGGCGGCTAGTAAATCTGCGCCCGGAGGATGTTCCTCCACGATGACGAACGTAAAAGCCTGCTCGCCATACTTGTTCCAAGCAGCCTGAAGATGTTTGTTACTGTGTCTACCAGAACGAAGTTCGTAAAAGTGGCGGGCTTTGCGCCTACGTATATTTACCGCGCTACCTACGTAGAAGTGACTATTAACGATGTTGATGATTTTGTAGATTCCGCCTTTCATTTAGTTACGGTACCTAATCTAAACTAATAACACAATAGACAAAAAGAAGGGGCCCGAAGGCCCCTTCCCAAACACGTAAGTGCTTGATTTATCAGGACGAACCCGGCGAGCCGAAGATGCCGAGCGGATCACTCCACCCAAAGCTGTAGCGCTCACGCGACTTGTAACGGACGTTGCCCGTGTCAAAGTCACCATCCATCGAGTTCGCCAGCGGCGTACGGACAAAGTGCTTCAGACCGTTCGGGACGTCGGTCCGGAGGAACCAGCCGTTCGGATCAGTCAGGAAGTGGTTGACCGTGTAGCCTTCCGGAATCGAACCCATCGCCTTGAGGGCGTTGATGTCGTTGTCAGCGGTCGCAACACGGAGCTCCGTGTCGAGGAGGCGCTTGGCGACGAACATCAGAGCCGGGGGCACGATGAGCTTGCGCGGCTTCGCAGCGATGAGCAGACCACGTTCGTCGGTCCACCCAGCGATCTGAATCACCGCAGCCTCAAGCGAAGTCTCGTTGAGGTCCGAAGCGGTCAGACGGTTGCTGTTGGTGCCGCCCGAGACGAGCGGGTGGGCAGCGTTACAGAGCGACACGCCGTCGCCACCGGTCACAGCCGTGGCAAAAGCGTTGTTCAGCACCGCAGCAGCCTTAACCTGCTTCGTGTACGCCATAGCGCGAGCAAGGCCCTTGGTGTAGCGCTTGCTGAGCGAGTCGTACAGATTGTCCTCAATCGCCTCTTCCGTGATGGAGAAGCCGAGAGCAATCGTCTCGTGGTTGTAACGAGCCGTCCAAGCTTCCTGCGCGTTATCGTACGCAATGGCCTGACCCTCGGGCTTGACCGGGGCAGCGGAGAACCCGCTCAGCTTCGTCTCTTCTTCAAAGGAACGCTCGGAGGTCTCAGTCTCGTAGATCTCCTTGTGCTCCTCACCGTACTGCTTGTACTCCAGACCGAACAGGGCGTTCAGGCCGGGCAGCAGCTCCTTAAGAAGTTGTGCACGTGAAATAGCCATTTCTTAGAACTCCCTATTAGGTGCCAGCCGTGTTGTTATACGCGTGGTAAGTCGCGTTGAACTTCACGATGAACTCAACAAAGTTGCCGCTGGAGTTGACCGAATCGGTAACGACGTCCACAACACGGAGCGGCAGCGAAGTCGCAACGTTGTTGATGAACACGCCCATACGGCTGTTGCCAGTCGTCGAGGAACCCGTGTTGAGAACGAGCTCCGCGTTGGTGCCAAACGAGTTAGCACGGCTGATGTACGCCGGGAGAAGACCGCCCGACGTGCTGTCCGCCACGTTGCTGGTCACGTTGACGACCTTGTACAGCGCGTTCGGATCATCCGAGATGTACGCCGTGATGTCGTCAGCCGCCACCGCGCCCGGATAGTACTGCGAGAACAGCTTCTGCTTCGTAGCCGGGTTCGTGTAGGAACAGCCAAGGAACACGCCGATCACACCGGCAACCGAGTTGGTGGCCTGATTCTGAAGGGTCGTGATGATGACATTTCCCGACGAGTTCAGCTGCACGACATCGCCGTTATAGATGGCAGTGCCGTACGCGTTACCAATCGGAATCTGTCGAGTAGCACCCGCAAACGGAAGGCCGCCGACCAAATTGACCGGCTTAAGTCCGTAAGGGGCATCAACAGTGGGGTAAGCCATTTGATACTCCTAAAAGATGAATTTATTTACCTTTGCCGAAAGAGATGTTCGACTTGCGATCATTAAAGATCGCCATGTTCGAGCGGTTATCTTTCTGGCTCATAAAGTTGTTGTCCACGGCTTCCATCTGAGCCTGAGCCTGCTTGAGATAGTAATCTGTACGCTGGTTCATCATCTCTTCAGGGGCCTTGCACAACAACAGGCCGCCGATCTCGATGTTTCCCTTGAAGCGGGAGTTCGGATCAGCCTGTAGCATCAACTCCGGGTGGTCTTCGGCCTTGCAGGGCTCCCAACCTTCACGGAGCTTGGAGGACGTGTTCGTTGGGTCTGATGTGCCCATCAAACTGGTCCGGATCCACCTGAATACCCAACCCGGCTGTTCCTTTGGTGCAGGAAGAACCTGTGGGGGTGCCCAAGCGATCTTGCGCTGTGCGGATTCTCGGTTTTCGAGTTCACGAGTAAGTCTGTTCTCAGCCATTGTTATTCTCCAATTTCATGATTTCACGTGCGTACTGTTCATTGCTAATGCCAAGCTTCTTGGCAAGCGCAACTTGAGTCGGTGTCAGGCGGACCTGACGCGGCGCGGTTCCCCGCGTTACTGGAGCCACTACATTGGCTGGCTTTGTGCGAGATGGCTTTTCAGCCTCCCTCGTTTGAGGAGCCTCGTCTGCCTCGCCTTCGTTGAAGGACTCAGGAAAACGCTTCCTCATGGTCTCGTCAATTCGCCGATAGTAATCGTCACTACGCGGATCAACACCAGACCGGACCAACTTCTCATGCAGGCCGAGTGCGAGGGCGGTCATCTCCTCGTCATCGCCGAACCACGTGTTCCTCGCCTTCCAGTTTTCTGCTTTCTGGTCAGCGGGTTGCGGCGGCGTCGTAACCTGTTGTGTGGGTTGTACTCTTTCTGGTTCGTCTTGTAAAGAGGGCTGGAAGCGTTCGTACTCCTTAAGGCGGAGCTTGGCGTCGGTCAGGGCTTCCTGCGCCTCGGTGATCTTTTCAGAGTCCCCGGAGTCGTACGCCTGCTTCAGGCGGTCCTTGGCAGTGTTCAGCTCGTTGGTAGCGGCCTTGGTAACCTCTTGGATGTAGGCTTTTTCGCCCGTCCCGAGACGCTGCTTCAGGCGACGGTTCTCTTCCATCTGGGCCTGAGCAAACTTAAGGGCCTCGTCCTTTTCACGGGCAACGGCCTCCTTGGCACGGCGTTCGTCGTGCCAGACCTTCTTCATCTGCCCAAGGCGCTTCTTGACCTTTTCGGAGTATTCCTCAAGGTCGTCCTTGTCGAGCTCGTCTACGATCTCCTTCGGGAGGGGCTTACGGCCCCTGTCCTCTGGCGGGGTATCGTCCTCGATCTTGATCTCAATATCGTTAGCCTGACTCTGCACGCTTTCGGCTGCAGGTTCGTCAGGGAACTTAAACTCTTCCTGTTGCATAAAAACAACTCCTTATGCGCGACGGATGCCACGGGGGTCTTGGACCACCGCTTCCACCGTGTCGTCGTTGATGATGCGGAACTCACGTCCGTGGATGACCACGCGGGTGCCGGAATAGGGTCGTGTCAGCACGAAGTCCCCCTCCTTGCACCACGGGCCGGTCGGGAACCGATCCTTGTCGGCATAGCAAAGGTCGCCCATCTTGACCACGAACAGGACGACGGTCGTCTGCTCCTCGGTCTTCTTGGTGTCCTCAGCCTTGATCAGGCCCCCTTCATACTCCTCCTCCACCTGCGGCACTGCGCAGAGGATTCGGTACCCTTTCGGCTCAGGGAGAAGCTTCGCCCTTTCTGCCTGCTCTTTAGTCGCTTCAATATCAATGTTACTCATCATCGCGCTCCAAGCGTTTTGCAAGGTCTTTGATGTGGTTCTTTGCGAGTTCAAGACCCTGTAAAGCCCCGCAAAGTCGTTTGTATTCACCCTCGTCCAGTTTGCCCTGCACGACGGCTTCAACGATCAAGATGCGCTCTTCTTGGAGTTTTGCGTCCAAGTATTCCAGAGCGTTGGAATAACTCATGCTTCACTGCTCCCGCCTTCTGGCTGTTGAGTTTGCTCGGCTTGTCTACGACGCATGTCCACGTCGTCTCGTGCTTTGCCGATATCAAGCCCGAGTCGTACACCTTCAATCTGCTGCTTGGCCGCAAGGGCCGCCTTGTCCTTCTGGATGTCCACGCCGAGACGCGCCGCCTCAAGCTGCTGTCGTCCAGAGGCTTCGGCCTTACGGAGCTCAAGTTCATCGAGCTTGGCGGCAGCGTCCACCATGTCTTTCTGGGTCTTGCGCTGCTGTTCTGCCATACGGATCTGACCGTCGATCTGAGCCTGCTGCGCCTTGGTCTGCGCCAACAACTGCTTGATCTGCAGGTCCATCATCTGCATCTGTACAAGCGGATCCTGCTGTTGCTGCTGGGCCTGCTGCATTTGCGCCTCGGCCTGATCCTTCTGCAAGACACGCGCTGCGGCCACCGCAGCAAGCTGCGAGAGCTGGGCCTCGAACTCAGGCGGCAGGTCGTACTCGTCGTTGTCACCCTGCGGCAGCGGGGGAAGCGCCGCGCCAAGCTGCTTCTCGATCTCACGGCGGTACTGGAACGCCATGTGCTCCATGATGTGGGCTTGGATGGCACCCTGCATCTGCTGAGCCTGCGGGCTCTGTCCGATCATCGCCGCGATCTTCGGGTCCTGCATGAGAGCCATGTGGACCTGCATGTGGGCCTCGTGATCCTGATAGATGAACGCCTTGGCGGGCTTACCCGTCATCAGGTCCATGTTCTCCGTGATGGGGTCACGCGGCTTGGCATCGTCCGGCAGCGGGATGATCTTGTCGGCGTTCTTGACCCCAAGGGTCTCGATCATCTGCCTGTGAAGATGCGGCAAGTCATAGATCTGCGGGGCGGTCTGCGAGAGCTGCAGCACGGCTT